AAAAAGCACCCTATTTAGAGTGCTTTGCTATCTTCCAATTTTCTGCGCTCTATTTCTTCTCGCGCAAGCTCTTCTTTAGAAGGAATACGAATACCTCTACTTCCGGCTTCAAAAATTTTCAGATATTCTTCTTTTGTTAGTTCTTTGCCATCAAGCATACTATCAATTCCTTTCTATACCGTAACTATACGCTTTCTTTAAAAATTGTTCAACAATATCGTCATAATTTTGATTAGTCTTCAACGCTGTAGCTATAGCATTACTAACTTTCTTCAAATCAAAACTATCTGTTTTTGCAAGATACCAAACCTTACCTTGATTTGTAACTATGGTCATAAGACCGATAGCGTCATTAAAACAGAATTCTCTTAAATCATTCATTGAAAAGTAAGAAAGCCCCGGATGGTTATGTAAAACGGCAAGACTATTCTTTTCAGCTGTACGCAACAGATGGTAATTATCAGTACTTCCATACGGGTCAACTGATTTAACATCCCCTTTCACAAAATCTGTATATCGATTGGTCTTTAAGTCGAAAATTGTCAAAGTTTCGTCACTGTTATTCATATCCTTTGCAAATTGGAGGAGACTTCTATGTGCCTCAGTTATACCGCTTATATTCTCAAGAGTTAATCCTGGCATATCAATATCCTTTATCTTTCTAATTGCAATATCAGTAATAAAGACCTTATTGCCTTTCTTGTGCTGGTTAAGTTCATTAAGCACATTTTGCCACTTGCTTCTCTCACCACCCACCAGCAATCTGTTTTCTTTAGGCTTGAGATTCATAGCTTCACTGAATCGCATGTACTCAGCCTTATTTGCGCGTATCTGTGCAGCGATTTGATTACGGTCGACATTTTCATCGGCCACATACTTTTCGCGCTTTAACGCTCTTATTTCGCGCTCCATAGCACGCATCTGTTGCGTCGCTTCGTAGCGTGTGTAGGTTCTTCCTTTGTACTCTACTGGATCAGGCTCTTTCAGTGGTTCTGGAATCTCGCTGATACCTTCCCAGAACGGATAGAACATGTGGGTACAGTTTGGGCCTTGTAGTCCTTCAGGTCTACCGTATGCACAGCCTTCACCGAGTGGAGCGTGGATGTCTGGATATTTCTTTGATTTACCAGACATCGAGAACACTTTGTTTTGAAATCCTACATGTGTATCTCTGCTACCCATGTGTTGGCTAATAATAACCAGGTCTTGTCCAGTGCTCTTGCAGTTTGCTTCCGTTATCTTTCCTGCAAGCTGAGCGGTTGATGTACGTACGATCATGCGTACGGCCGTATCGACTTGATAGGTTCTACCGCTTGCATAGTCAACCGTTCGGAGTCCGCTTCTTGTAAACTCTTTTATCACATCGTCGCACGCTTGCCGATAACTGTACGTGCCTGTAGATACCTTCAGCAACGCTAGATCTAGCGACCTTTGATATGCTTCGGCAGTTTCGACAGTGCCTAACAGTGGACTCTTGAATGCGGTTGTTCCACTAATGTTCTTTAGGTCGTTTTTCGCTTGTGCCTTAAAACCATCAGTGATTTGCTTCATAGAGTTCGGTTGCTTTAGATCTACACCGCCTTGCTCCCACATGGATAGGTCTTCGTTGAAGGACATCTCGCCCGCTTCACCTATCAGCTTATCTCCAGCCTCTTTAGCCGTCTTAACCGTTTCGGCTATCTTCTGCTTCACCTCTTGCTTGTACGCGTAGGTGTTCTCTGCGATCATGCGTCTGTATTCTGGAGTAGCATTCAGCTTCTTCATTACTTCCGCGTGGATTTCTGCAGCGCTGTACCCGTTCTCACGCATTGACTTTGCCATGATTTCAGCGGTCTCGGTCAGTCGCTCCGTCTTTCTGACTCTTCGTGCGATATCTTGTAGAACCTCACGCTCCAGCTCCTGGTATAGACCAACTAAGTACTTATCGCCTAACAGCTCAATCTGTTCTTCAGATAGCATAGGCTAGTCCTCTAGGTCTGTATTGTCGTCATGCGTTGTTGTACTTAGGTACTTAACTGCTTCCTCGTGTTCGCAATTTAGGCGCTTCATGATGTACTGAATTTTAAACTCCAACACATCTGGAAAACTCAGCGCATCGTTGCGCCAGCCATCTAGCTCTGTCGCTTTATCCGTTACGTAGCTATCATCAAACTCTACTAGGATTTCTTCGTCTGTTGACCACTCCGATTCACCACTGAATGTGTTATGGAACCAGATTAACGCGTGAACTAGGTCTGTGATGTAGTCGATTGATTCTGTACGCTGCTTGTTCAACTCTTGCATAGAGTCTTGACGTTGGCCTACGTATTCTGTGGCTGTCTTGATTTCACCACTTTCCAGTTGGTATTTCTTGGAGCCATAACCGAAGGATAGAGATAAAAGACTTAGGCACAGATTAAAGACTTCCTTGATTTGTGCCGTTCTGATTTCAGGATTGTACTCGTAGATGAGTTCCTTCTGGTCAGGCAACTTCTCGCCCAGCAAGATAAAGAGTTTCTTTTGTTCTTGTGTTAGGTAACTATTGCCATTTTGGTCTTTCTGCATGCTAGCCATTATCTCGTTGATGAATAAAAGTTTCTGGCCTTTATCCAAGTCACCGAATAGCACAGAATAGCATAGGTCGATTGTCTTCAAGAATGGAATTGCTGTGTACAGCTTTGGATAACCATATCCCTGCATACCATCGAAGTTATTAACTTCAGCGGTACGCATGATTGCAAACGGCTTAACCTCACCAAGCTGCAGCATTGTAGCCTTATCTGTCAGCTCGTTGTCAGCATTGAAGTAGTAAGACTCCGCCGTGTACTTGTCATCCGTCTTTCTGAAGACTACCAGCGTCGTTAACTGTTCGCCGTTTAAATAGCCACTGCCTAAGAATGCGCAATCTATTATTTCGTCATTCTCGACTCTAATCGGCACGATGCAATTAGAGGACACATAGTTTATCTTGATGTCTCCGCCTCGCACCTTACCGTCGTCGTAGATTTCAGCACCTTCAAGTCTGACGTATGCGCCTACTGTACCGGTTGCAGCCATTTCCTCTAGCTGCTTTCTGTACATCTTGCTAAACTTGTTAGTTCGTAAGAGTTCCAGTACGCCTTCAAACTTTGCTTCGCTTTCACCTGCGTTAACTTCAACTATTTCACACAGGTTAGCATTGTCAGCACAAAGGCGCTTTGCAAAGCCCAACTGCGCAACTTCTACGGTTACACCGTTCAGATTTGTTCGCGTGTGGAATCCATCCACATCGTTGTTTGAGTACCAGTCGTAGCAATTCTTGATTACGTTTGCCGCGCGCTGGTTGTACTGTATTCCTAGCTCTTTCAATTTCTGAAAGGCTGGCGATTGCATTTCGGTTGTATTCATTCGTTACCTCCTCAAATCAATAAATTCTATGAAATCTAAAAAGGTATAACAGAATGCGTCATACCAGTCGTTACAGTTGTTTATGTTCTTATCTTCTGGGATGTCTTTTTTCTTTTCATCCCACACTAGGCTGCTTAGAGCCTTCAATACATCCGTGCATTCAGCACTAAACTTAAGCCGTCCAGATGTCAGTAGCATGTCAACAAAACGCGGACGGTCTTTTATTTCATTCTTGCGGCATCCCTTGATGTTACGTGCGTTCAGTCCGTTCTTGATTGCTGCAGCTCGTAGGCTGTTGATCATCGTGGTTGAGGCACTGTCTGGGAATATCCAGTCAACTCGACCGTACTTCTCAATGGCCAGTTTGTAGAACGCAATAAATGCGTTACATATCTCTTCACTGCCAATCGTAGAAGTTAACGGTAGGCCGTACTCTTCAAGAACTTTGAACTCTTTATAGCCGTTTATGTATCCAGTCAATACGAACGTAGTTTTGGATCCATTGCCTCCGAAGTCTATACCCATGACGAGTTTACTGAATGCCCACTCGCCTTCTGTGTATGTGTACTTGCTTGGCTCTTCGGCTAAGTAAGGGAATAGCAATCCCTCTGCCAGCACCCATAGACCTTCAATATAGCGCTTGTAGAAGACACCAGAGTATTGATGTTCATAACGTAGTCGGATGCGCTCAGAAAGGCTCAAATTGTCCTTCATCGTGAAGTGCAAATATAGAACGTTCTTTTCTTCTGCCTTATCTATCCAGTTCTTCTTGAACCAGTGATCAGGGCCTTCTGGGTTGCAGTTGAACCAGAACTTTGAACCATCGACCGAACATCTTGCGGTAGCCTGATTCACGAAGGATTCAGGCATCAGTCCGACCTCATCGAAAAAAGCACCTGCAGCTGTAATACCCTGTACTAGGTCCTGCGATGCTTCGTCTTTGCCACCAAACACGTAGTAGTAGTTTGTGATTCCGTCTTTACTGATTTCTAGCAAGTTTTCGCTTCTTTTATCTTCGTAGCTATAGCCTCTGCCCACTAGCATGCGTTTTAAGGGGCCAAGAACGTTACGTCTGAATGAACCGATTGTTTTACCCGACATAATAAAGTTCTCGCCTGTAAACATCGTTTGCGCCCATATGATGAACGACAGAGACATGCTGACTGTCTTTCCTGAACGGATGGAACCATCTGCAATGATTCCGTCGTAGTCATTGACTGGTGATTCGTCCATCCACCAGTTTAGAATTTGACGTTGCTTCCTACTGAACGGCATAAATTTAAAGACACTAACCTGTTTCATTCCAGTCGTCCTCTATCGTGCCTTTTAACGCCTCTATGAATCCGTCATCATGCACCGCAATTTCTTGTTGCTGTTCTATCTTGTCACGTTGGCCTAACAGGTTTTTACCGAGGAAAATCTGCATGGTAATGTTTCCGCTCGCGGCTGACTTCCATTGCAGCCGTCGAAGGCTCGCCCTGGCGTCGTTCAGCCCATCTTGATAGGCTTTGTTGAATTGCTTTCTGCGCTGTAGGGTTTTAACGCTACATCCCAGAACGCTTGCTATCTCTTCTTGTGTGCAGCAGATTTTGGCTAAGTTCTTCACAGTATCATAATCAATTTTGACTTTTTTTCTTCCCATGTGTTTCTCTCACCTCCGTCCGCTGTACCTCCTGTTATTTCTTTTTGCTTCTGTTTGGATTTGTTTCTTCGTTTAGAAGTTTGGCTTTCTTGCCGGTCATCTTCTGCCAGCGGTCGATTATTACATCGACAAAGCGTGGATCTAACTCCATCAAGTAGGCCTTACGCTTTAATTGCTCCGCTGCTATCATCGTCGAACCGGAACCTCCGAAGAAGTCCACGACAATTTCTCCCTGGTTGCTACTATTCGCCATCAAACGGCCGACCAGTTTAATCGGCTTCATTGTTGGATGCAGGTCGTTGGCTGCCGGCTTATCTTCGTGAATGATTGTTGACGCTGCTCCATCGTCCTGGTGTTCTTTGATGTATTCAATCAGCTGCGCCTTAGTCATCTTGCTAAAGTTCAGCTCGTTCTCTATGACTGTTGTCTGTGAACGGTCATCAATGAAGAAGTGGGCGCCACCGTCTTTCCAGCCATAAAGACACGGCTCGTGCTTCCAGTGGTAATCTTGGCGTCCAAGAACTAGGCTGTTTTTCACCCATATCAAGCACTCTCTGACTACCCCCCCCCGCTCGTTTTAGAGCACTCCGGAAGTTTGCGCCCTCTGAGTCCGCGTGGAAGATATAAAACACGCCTCCTGCTTTCAGACTGTTCAGCATGTTGTTATAGAAATCTGTCAGAAAGTTAAAGAAGTTATCATCTGACATGCTGTCGTTCATTATGTTCCCTGCCTTGCTGTGATAGTCGACGTTGTACGGTGGATCTGTTATGCATAAGTCAGCAATCTCGCCATTCATCAATTGCTCGACGTCTGTTGCGTCTGTGCTGGATCCACACATTAGGCGGTGTTCGCCTAGTTGGTATATGTCGCCCAGCACCGCATTCGGTGTG